ATAGAAAAGGTGTATTAGATAGTAAAGGCAATATTGTTGTAAAAGAGAAAGGAACGCCAATTAATCAATATGCTTATATTAATAGTTTCGCTGATTCTTGTGACATTAATGTGCTTGTTGCTAGGTTCAGAGCTGGTGATCAAACTGCCCTCAATCAGCGTGCCGGTGCTTATCTTGATATTAGTGCTATACCTGATAATTTTAATGACGTCTATGCAATGCATTACCAGTTGGAGCAATATTTCAATACTCTCCCTGCGTCAGTGCGTGCAACGTTTGACAATTCCGTTTTTGAGTTTGCAAGTAATCTTGATAATCCTGACATTAAAACTATTTTAAGTTTATCAGAAGATGATATAAAGAAAAATCTTGCAGATAATTCAAAAAGTGTAGCTCGTAAACATAAAGAAAGTATTAAAGAAAAAGTTATAAAGCCTATTGAAAATCCTGCTATTGATGTACCTGAAGAAAAAGTTGAACCTTTAACTCCAGAGGATTCTGGAATGGGTTCTGTAATTGATATGTTGAAAGGAATGAAGAAATAATGTTAGATCTTAATTTGAATTCGCATTTTGCGTTAAATCCTACTAACATTGATATTAGTAGAAGTACGTTCAGAAGAACGCATAATTATAAATCAAGTTTCAATATGGGAGACCTTATTCCTATTTATGTTGATACTGACATTCTTCCTGGTGATTCTTTTTCTATTGATTCAAGTAAGTTGATCAGAACTCAGCCTATGGTTGCTCCTTTAATGGATAATTTAGTAGCTGATTTCTTTTGGTTTGCTGTTCCTTGGAGATTAGTTTGGAATCATACAAAAGAGTTTTTTGGTGAAAATACAGCTGGAGCTTGGACTCCTGAAGTTGAATATCAGATTCCTCAGATCAAGACTCCTGAAGGTGGTTGGAATCCTGGTACAATAGCTGATTATATGGGACTCCCTACTAAAGTTGATCTAGGTGATGAAACTGTATCTGCCCTGGCATTTAGAGCTTATGCTATGGTATGTAATGAATTCTTTAGATCAGAAGTTGTTTCAGATCCTTTGAATATTCCAATTAATGATACTACTCAGACAGGTTCAAATGGTACTGATTATATTAATGATGTTGTTAATGGTGGTGCTCCTTTTGTTGTAGCTAGAAACTTTGATTTCTTCTCTGGTGCTCTTCCTTCTCCACAGAAAGGTGAAGCTGTAGCTATTAATCTTGCTGGTTTATCTGGTACTATTCCAGTTGCTGGTAATGGTAAAGCTTTAGGTCTTACTGATGGAACTAATAAACGTGCTTTTGCTTCTGATGGTGGAACTGGTTTTGTTGGTAACAATATAGGTGCTGATGTTGGAACTAGTGCTTCAGGTGGTACTGGTGTAGGTAGTAAATATTTTGGTGTACCTACTATGACACAATTAGGTGATAATCCAGAGAACTCTGGTTTGATTGGTGATTTAACTGGTGTTAGAGGTGAAAGTTTAATTACTATAAATGAACTAAGACAAGCATTCCAGGTGCAGAAATATTTCGAGAAACTTGGTAGAGGAGGCTCCAGATACCGTGAATATATTAGAAGTATGTTTGGTGTTACTTCTCCAGATCAGAGAATGCAAGTACCTGAATATTTAGGAGGTAATAGATTTGAGATCAATATTAACTCAATTTATCAGACTTCTGAAACAGCCGGTACCCCTCAAGGAAATGTTGCTGGGTACTCTGTTACTTCTGACAGTCATCACGATTTTACTTTTTCATTTACTGAACACTGTGTTTTGTTAGGTTTGATGTGTGTTAGAAGAAAAGCTTCTTATCAGCAAGGTATAGAGCGTATGTGGTCTCGTAAAACTCCATTAGATCTATACAATCCTTTATTTGCTAACTTGGGTGAAATGCCTATTTACAATAGACAGATCTATGCTCAAGGATCATCTGTTGTAAATGCTGAGACTGGTAAAGCTTATGATGATGAAGTGTTTGGTTATCAAGAAGCCTGGGCTGAATATAGATATAAACCAAATTTAATTACTGGTGAATTAAGATCTAATCACCCTACTTCACTTGATTTCTGGCACTTAGCTGACTATTATTCAGAATTGCCACATTTATCTGATGAATGGATTAGAGAAGATAAAAACGTTTTAGATCGTGCTCTTGCTGTAACGAGTGAAGTTTCTAATCAGTTTATCTGTGATATTTATTTTGATGTACAAGCAAGAAGACCTATGCCAGTTTATAGCATACCTGGATTAATTGATCATCATTAGAGGTACTGACTATGGCAATGGTTGTTGCAAATAATATTGCTGGAGGTATAAAACGTGCTTCAGGACTTCCTAAAGAAATTGGAAATGTTAGGCCTCAAGTTAAAGTTACTGCTAAACCGGTTACTGGTTCTAATGCAGGTTCAGGCGTTGGAAATTATAATGCAGTATTACAAACTCAAAGAGATTATAACAACGCGTTTAACATTGCTCAAACTGAAGCTCTTAACGCATTTAATTCGGCAGAAGCTCAAAAAAATCGAGACTGGCAAGAACGAATGGCAAGAAACGCACACCAATATGAAGTACAAGATTTAATTGCAGCTGGACTGAATCCAGTTCTCTCTGCTGGTGGTCAAGGTGCTTATGTTGGATCTGGTGCTGTAGCTCAAGGTTCTAAAGCTACAGCTGACGATACTTTAAGTAATGGATTAATAAGCTTAATGGGTGCTATGATTGCAGCTAGCTCAGCTTCTACAGTTGCGAATATATATACTCAGAACCAACGATATATGGCTGAAAACTATCCTTCTAATCCAATACAGTTCTTAAATGCTCTCTTTAGTAACAATGACGGAACAGCCTCAGGTATAAAAAACGCTAAGAACGCATTGAATCAGTTGTGGAGTAAGTTTTCAAAATAAAGCGCGCGCTAAAGCTCACGTTTGTGTTTAAAATGGTTCAAGTGAGCGTCTCCTATCGTTATTTCTTGCTTATATACCATTTAAAATTCAAGCAAGCGCGAATTTTATAGCCTTGCACAGCTTAAAAAAGCAATGGCTGTGAAAGGAGCGCGCGCAGTAAAAAAGTAGCCAGAGGCTCTTAAAAAAGCCTCTGGCGTTAAAATAAAATCGTCGCAGACGATTTTCCCACTTGAAGCTCTGAAGAAGTGATGAATTCAGAGCTGAATAAATTTGGCACTATATATTACTTGATTATATAGTGCCAAATGACCGATAGGAAATAATTCTATCGGTCTAGAAAGGAAAAAAATGAATCCATTTGACTTCGTTAGAGTTCATGATGATCCAAAAAAGATTTCATTTATGAAAAAATGTGATTTTTTAAGTATGTGTCCTGATGTTACTTATTCTGATAAGAAAAAGATCTTAGATTCATACTCTAGAGAAGATATTGAAGAATTTTTTGATTATTATTATAAACTCTATAAAGCCAGGATTGATAACAAAGAGGTGCTTTGGTTATGACGATTAAAGAAAAGTTTCTAGTTAGATCAGATGTATATAGTTTGCCTGTTGTTGTTATAAGTAATAATCCAGTTCAGATGTGGCATTATAAATCATTACTTTATATGATGAATGATAAATCTGCATTTGATATTTGTAATTTGAAATATAAGACTTCTTCTGTTCAGAAAGATATAGACGGAGAAGATAGTTTTATGATCATATTTACTGAGGATTAATTTATGGCATGCTATAGACCAATGAAAGGATTTATTTATGGAAAAACTACAAATGGAAAAGATAATTACATTATTACAGACTACCAGGTCAACCATATTGAAATTAACGGAAAAGGTAGTATCATTCGATGCTATGATCAAGACGGTCATCGAGCTAATGAAGTTATACGAGCGTACAGAGAAATCCCCTGCGGAAAATGTCTCGGATGTAGAATGAGTCAAGCTAAACAATTTACAGATAGAATATTTTTAGAGTTACAGAATCATGATAATAATTGTTTTCTTACTCTTACTTATGATGATGATAATCTTCCACTTAATATTCGAGTAGATAAAGAATCTGGTGAAATTGTTGATGATGAAGGTGTAGCTACTCTAAGGAAAGCTCATATATCTGAATTTATAAAATCGTTAAGAAATAAATTAAACTATAAAGGTACTGAAGAGGTAAAACGTGGAAAAAATAAAGGAAAAATGCGACCGGTGTATTATAAAGAAGGAGATCCTGAATTTACAAAGATTCTCTTCTATGCAAGTGGTGAATATGGTGATCGTACTCGTCGTCCTCATGCTCATCTTATTATCTTTGGCTGGTCTCCTTTGGTTTGTGATCCTAATCTTAAATTCGTAGGAAAAAATGATTTAGATCAGAACTACTATTTCTCCCCTTTTATTGATTCTATTTGGAAAAAGGGTCATAATATTGTTAGTGATGTAAGCTATGAAACTGGTGCTTATGTAGCTAGATATGTTCAGAAGAAAGCATATCAAAAAGATAATTTGTTTTTTGAAAAGAATAACATTGAACCAGAATTTACTTTGATGTCAAGACGTCCTGCTATTGGTAAAACTTGGTTTGATACTCATAAGAAATGTTATGCGACTTTTTCATATCAAGATTTTGCTACTGAAAAAGGAAATAAAAGAATTGGAAAGATAAGATATTTTGATAAGCTTATGGAAAAAGTTGATGATGATATTTCTGATCAGGATTTTTTTAATTATCACAAAATAAAAGAAGAAAGGAGATATTTTCAGGAGAATCAAAAAGAAATTAAATTTAAGAATACTTCCCTACCCTACTTGGAAGCCTTAAAGGTTGAAGAGACTGCTTTAGAAAATCGTATAAAAGTATTAAAGAGAGATAAAATCTAGAAAGTGAGGCTGTATGTTTATTGTGAAGTACAAAAAGAACAACAAATAATCTATAAATGAATTTGAAGATTTAGAAGATGTTTTACATTTTGTTGATGAATTTATTTATGATCCTGAATTTGTTACTGAAATTGAGTTATTTAAAAAAGATGAAAGGAATGAAGAATAATGAGATACGGACTTAATAAGAAACGTGATAAGAAAATGTTTAGAAATACAAGTTATACAAGAAAAAAGATTAATCTTAACCCTTCTATATATCGAGGAGGTATTAGATTATAATGAAGCTTAATTTATATTGTGTTAAAGATTCTAAGACAAGTAAAAGTGATTTGTTTTTAGAAGAAAATGATGTAAGTGCTAAACGAAGCTTTGAATATGCTATAAAGTCAGATCTTAAGAAAGCAATGTTTGCTGGTGATTATGTGCTTTATTACTTAGGAAATTATGATCATGCTACTATGTCATTTAATATTGAAAAAGCTCCGAAGGTACTTATGCCAGGATCTTCTATTTTAGGAAATGAGGTTAAAGATAATGAAGTTTAGAACTCAATATGATCGTTTAGAGATTAATACAAAAGCTGGTAACGCTTTCAGACCTGATAGAAAAGGTGTATTAGATAGTAAAGGCAATATTGTTGTAAAAGAGAAAGGAACGCCAATTAATCAATATGCTTATATTAATAGTTTCGCTGATTCTTGTGACATTAATGTGCTTGTTGCTA